AAAGCGATCAATCTCGATCAACTTAAACAGATTGAACCACTGACTCCTAATCAGGAGAAGGTGTTTGAGTCTTATGCTGCAGGAAAGAACTTAGTTCTACATGGTGCAGCAGGAACAGGTAAGACATTCATTAGTCTTTATCTTGCTCTACAAGATGTAATGTCAGAGGATTCTCCTTATCAGAAGGTATACATGGTTCGCTCCCTGGTTCCTACTAGAGAGATTGGATTCTTACCTGGAGATCATGAGGATAAAAGCAACCTTTATCAGATTCCTTATAAGAATATGGTGAAGTATATGTTTCAGATGCCTGATGACAATGCCTTTGAAATGTTGTATGATAACCTTAGGTCACAGGAAACCATCTCTTTCTGGTCCACGTCATTCATACGTGGTGTCACCATGGACGATTGTGTCATTATCGTTGATGAGTTCTCTAACCTGAACTTCCATGAACTTGATAGTATTATCACCCGTGTTGGTGAGAACTGTAAGATCATTTTCTCTGGAGACTACACCCAGTCTGACCTCGTTAAACACAATGAGAGGAATGGTGTGTTAGACTTCATGAAAATCATGCAGACAATGCCTTCAGTTGATGTCGTAGAGTTCGGCATTGAAGACATCGTTCGTTCAGGTTTCGTTAAAGAATACCTCATCTCTAAAATTAATCTTGGTTTCTAAATTATGAGTTTTACACACGTCGGTCCAACGACGGGAATACTGGAGTTGGAATCCCGAACACTGCCTCATGGTAGATTTTATAAACTACCTGACGGTGCTTGGGCACCGAGTGTTACTACAGTGACAGGTCATCAATCCACCGAAGGCATCCGTAAGTGGGAGCAGAGAATCGGATTCACTGAAGCACAAAAGATCAGGACCGCAGCGTCATGGCGCGGCACAAAGTACCATGGACTTGTTGAATTCTATCTTAACAATGACCTGGAAAAAATTGAAAAGAGCGAGGGTTTTCCCCTCTACCTTTTTAGGGCTAGTCGTTCGACTCTTGATCGGATCGGTCTTATTCACGCTCTTGAAACCAGTCTTTACTCTACTCGTCTTGGTATTGCTGGTCGTGTTGATTGTATAGCAGAGTTCGATGGTGAACTTGCTGTCATTGACTTCAAAACTACAAAGACTTTGAAGAAAGTTGAGTGGTTGGAGAAGTTCTTCGTACAGGAAGCAGCGTATGCATACATGTATTACGAACGCACTGGTATCGAAGTAGATAAACTTGTAACGTTGTCTGTTGCTGAAGACGGACAGATTCAAGTAGAACAACGTTATGATAAGATCCCGTACATGAACAAACTCATTGACTGGATTGAAGAATACATGTATTATGTACAGGGGATGAACAAGTGAAAGAGATCGAGGAAAAGTTTATGACACAAGCAAAGTTCTCTGCCCTAGTAGAGAAGGTGGTCAAGGAATCTAATGGTCTCGTCAATTACATTGAGGCAGTCACATCTATCTGTGATGAATTCGAGATTGAAGTTGAGACTGCTAGTAAGTTGATCTCTAAACCACTAAAAGATAAAATTAAATTTAATGCTCAGGAGTTAAACTACATTAAACGAACGAGCAGAGGAGTATTACCATTATGACACAGGATTTTTTTGATTCTGATGTAGTTCGAGAAGAACTAGAGAACATACAATCTACCTACACAGAACTTCTGAAGATGTCTAACAAACTTCAGGAGTTCTCTCCGCAAGAGCGGTTAGACCATATCAATAAGACATTGGAGTTGATTGCCAAGCAGAAGGTGTTCTATGCACGTCTGGCATTGGCAGCACACCACGTTGCAGAGGAGGATCAGGATGGAACGGTGCAGGATATGAAAACCCGTATCGATTCCATCTCTCAAGTCTATTCTGGTGGAATGGATCTGACTACTGTCCTAGATCAGATGGAGGGCAAACTCAAGGAGTGGAAGTCTCAGATCGTTGAAGAACAGGGGACTTGACAACTCATATATAATATGCCATGATACTCATGGCACCACAAGCCAAATACAAATACGGAGAATACAAACATGTCTTTTGCATCACTCAAGAAGTCCAGCGGCACTTCCTTCGCCTCTCTTAGCACTGCTATTGAGAAGATGAACAAGCCTTCTGGATCTAAAGTTGATGAACGCCTCTGGAAACCAGAGGTTGATAAGAGCGGCAACGGTTACGCTGTTATCAGATTCCTGCCTGAAACTGAATCAGATCTGCCATGGGCACAGGTATGGAGTCATGCATTTCAGGGACCTGGTGGTTGGTACATCGAGAATTCTTTGACTACTCTTGGTCAAAAGGATCCTGTCGGTGAGATGAACCGTCAACTCTGGAACAGTGGTGTCGATGCTGACAAGGAAATTGCACGTAAACAGAAGCGCAAACTGTCCTACTACAGCAACATCTATGTCGTTCGGGATCCTCTACATCCTGAGAACGAAGGTCGTGTCTTCCTTTACAAGTATGGTAAGAAGATCCATGACAAGATCGTCGCTGCTGCACAACCACAATTTGAAGATGAAACACCCATCAACCCCTTCGATTTCTGGAAGGGTGCTGACTTCAAACTGAAGATCACAAAGGTTGCTGGGTTCTGGAACTATGATAAGTCTGAGTTCGACCGTGCTGGCACCCTTGGTGGTTTCAGTGATGAAGAACTGGAAGGTGTCTACAACAAAGAGTATTCACTCAAAGAGTTTAGTGATCCTTCTAACTTCAAGTCATATGAAGAACTTGAGACACGTCTCAGGGCTGTGCTGAACAAGCGTTCAACTCCTAGAGTTGATGAGTCATATGAAGATGAGAACGAAGGTCGCGGTAGGCAGATTGGATCTTTCAATTCTGCAGATATTATGGCATCAGCACCCAGTGCACAAAGTGTCCCTGCTGCTCCCAGTGGGTTCGGTGACCGTGTAGAATCAGTACAGCAGTCAGATGAACCTGACCTGTCGTATTTTGAAGACCTCGCGTCCGAACTCTAAATGAAATTCCTTGCTCTCCCTTTACTCCTCGCTGCAACTGCAACTCCTGCAAGTGCACTGACCTGGGGAGAGTTTTGGGAACCCTTCCAAGGTGATACTCATCACCATTATATTGAAAGAGATTATTACCGACATCATGTGCCTCGTCGTACATGGTGTTGGGATTACGTTCAACATGAAGAGTATATCTCAGGCGACTACAGTCGCAGTGGTAGGTATAGACCAGGTTGGGTTAGAAAATGGACCGAACGTGTACGTGTACCATGTAGACGTAAACATTACCATTGAACTGATGCCAAAAACAACTTTTGGTTTCATATATCGCCCCCAAAAAATTCGGGGTATTTTTTCACCCCTAGGGTTTTTCAAGAATTTATCATGACACACTACAAACCATATTCGCCCGAATGGCATAGATATCGCAATCTCAGGGATTCTATTGAATCCTATCTAAATGAGTATGTGGACTCTGATGTTATATGTGGTGATATCCTTGATATTCTCGAAGATCGCCGTACGGACGCAGAGAACGAAATCAGTAGAATGACCAGCATGATTGATCATTTGTCTAAATAATTTCGACTAGGAAAGAATAAATGCTTTCTACAAAATACAGACTCCGACTGGAGTCGATCTGCAGATGTATCGCGAATTCGCAAGATGTCTCCATCGAAGATATGATCTGGGCAGAAAAACTTGCTAAGGCACACACTCTTGCAAAAGATTGGTTGCAACAAGCAAGAAGGCAATCCTCTCAAAACATTGAGGATGGCAGTACCGACGATTTTCTGAATAGGATGGGATTAGGTGACCCCGACCCATCCAATCATAAAACGGGGTTCGGTAGTGCAGACGAAATAGTTGATTGGTTTCAACGTGAAAAACCTGATGATTGGAGACAACGTGACTGAGATTAAGATCACACCTGAAACTTATCAAAAAATGAATGAAGAGTTCATTGAAGATGATATTCCATTCCGAATTGCTGTTCCTACACAAGAGGCAATTGACAAGTGGCAATCACAACCACCACAACATATTGGTGTTGTTCATAATGTTGATATGGTTGCTGAAATGTGGAAATTAGAAAACGAACGAATTGCTAAAGGTAAGTTGGTTGATAGTCTTTGCGTAGTTTATAGCAATGGCAGTCAAGAATGTGATAGAGCAAAATCACTTCTCGAATCTCTCGGAGGAGAGTTTTTAGAATATCGTCTAAATAATCATTTTACACAACGCTCATTTGAATCAGAATTTGGATCAGGCGCACCTTATCCTCAGATTGCTATAGGTGCAAAACATATAGGTGATTTGAAAGACACACTACACTACTGTTCAGAAAAAGGTTTGTTACCATGACTACAAAGCAATACACTAACGGTAAAGGCGATATCTGGGAATGGGAGGATACTCCATTCTTAGCAGAATTTAGAGAGAGACATGACTACTCCAAACTGGCAACACCACTCAAACAAAAACCAAAAAAGAAGTCTTAAACCTCAGGCATTACGTCAGGCAAAAGCAAGAAGAAAAGCACTCCTCAGGAAACTGAAGGGTGCTTCTTTTTTTAGTATCCTCCGCCAGATGATCCAGAACTTCCACTACTGCTACTAGAAGAACTACTGCTGCTAGACGAACTACTACTGCTGCTAGAAGAAGAGGAAGAGGAAGATGAATCCGAAGTAGACCCAGAATCCGTTGTTCCTGCATATACACCAGAATCGTTGGTGGAACTACTAGCGTTGTCTGTCTGTTGTGCAACTGTAAATGCAACCTGAGAGGATGCAGAAGTAGTTGCAAACTGCCTATCACCATAATCCTGAGAGGATGCTCGTTTAGTAATAGCAATGCGACCAATATCACTCTCATAGACAGTCTTATTAGTGAGGTAATTCTCATCAATAACACTAAATGTCTTTTTAAGATCATCTTCGTCAACTTCATCATTTGGTAGATATTCAACCAAATCGGTAAATTCTGAAACGAAGTTAGCAAGGAATGCTGGTTTCAACAAGTAAATATTACGCTTATAATCGTTATTTGCCAGTTCATAATCATAATTAGATATAGGCATTACCTTGTCAAGGTATATGGTACCATTTGAGTCTGTATATTGGAAATTGGCATTTACTTCAATACCACCATCTAGGAGCAATTCCCCCTGATTGTTTCGTATTTCTATAGTCTCATAATGATGAATAACTGCTGGATTACTTTTATATTTTCTTTCAACATAATCCATCAACTCAGATTCACTCATAGGCCATTCATTGTATAGATTGATTATATTATTGGCGAGCAATATCACCCAATCTAGTTTAGGATCACCATATGCCTTGTCAGCAACGTTATCGGGTCTCTCATTACCCTGTACTGAGTATTGTTGGAAACCAAGAAGAGCACCGCTTAAATCATCCCTGATTTTAATACGACGAAATAAGTTCTTCGCTTGTACATAGGGATCCACACCCTGCTTACGAATACTGTCTAAACGTATATAAACGTTTGGTAAATAGGAAAAATAATTACTCATTGATCAGTTAGCATATCTCTGGTGAGGAAGGCGGTTTCATCGAACTGTAGAGTAAGTTCGTACGCCGAAGGACCATAATCATACTCATCGTTATCACCAGTGGCACCATTTCTAATGGTATTCAACTGACCGTCTGGTGTCATATTCACTGACATATTAGTCAGGACACATTTTGTAGGAAACTTCATCATGAACGATAATGTTTCGGGTTTTGACATATTGTCAGAGACCTCATTACCATTGTTTTTGTATCGAACGATGCTGAGTTGGAAGAAGTCTGGGATTGTGAGCCAGCGATCTCCTCTGCCTGCTCCACTATCGATAGCAGTAAACAAAGCACCCTGACCTCCAGAACTACCGTTTTTCCCAGGTAGCATGGATACTCTGAGTGTTTGAACAATTTTTGTAATCGCAACAACATCTTCGGGACTCCTCGGCGCTAGTCTAAAGTTAAAACTATGCTTCCTGTAATCCGTACCTTGGAATGTTGTTTCTTCGTACGGATTAAGGATTGCTTTTGCCGTGAGTGCAGTAATGTCATTAAATGACAAGTTCGTCTGCCCCATGTTTGCGAGGTTTGCACCTGATGCTGCAACTTGACCAGCAAGTTGCGACTTGAGTTGTTCAGCAGCAGATGATATAGTATTACCAATATCGCTTGTACCGTCTTTTACACCTTTCATTACTGCCATACCACCACCGCCAACGGCGACCTGGTTATATCGCGTAGTGTAAGTTTCAACTAGACCCGCAGGTAAGTATAGATAAATTGTCTCTTTTGCTGTGCCAGAGGACGTGCGACCTGGTGTACCACCACCTACATAACTGTAGGGGTTGTTGGATTTGGAGTCATAAATATCAATTTTAAGATAATCCATCGCCTTTGTCGGGAAGGACATATCACCACTGACTGCAGCTCTACTACCGTTTGTCGTTGTTCCTACGGGTTTTACCCTGGGAAATACTAATGCCATGAGTTATACTGGAAAATACAGACCATCACGACCCGAAAAATATAAAGGTGATCCCACAAATATTATTTATAGGAGTTTGTGGGAAAGAAAGTTCATGGTCTGGTGTGATAAGAATGATAATGTACTTGAATGGGGTTCGGAGGAGATTATCATCCCATATGTTAGCCCTGTTGATCGTCGGGTTCATCGCTATTTTCCAGACTTTTATGTCAGAGTCCGAACAAGGACTGGAAGGTATGAGAAATTCATTATCGAAGTTAAACCCAAAAAGCAGACTGCTCCGCCCAAAAAGCAAAAAAGAGTAACCAAAAGGTATCTGACTGAGGTTAAGACATATGTCGTTAATGAAGCAAAATGGAAGGCAGCAGAGGAATACTGTGCTGATCGGTTGATGAAATTTATGATACTCACCGAAAAAGAATTAAAGGTATGAGCGTATACACAGACGTTATGAATCTACAAGGATTCAAACGAAAATCACGATCATGGTATAGAGATCAAGTAAGAGCACTTCTGGAACCTCTAGATGGTATGCCTGCTTTCGGTGATGTGGTATTCTATGCATACCAAGCAGAGAATGCAGATAAACTAAAGTTTTGGGATAGGTATCCCATGACATTAATTACTGATATGGATGTAAGTCAAAATAGATTTGAGGGTGGTAATCTACACTACTTAAGACCAACTACACGGGTGTCTGTAGGTAACTCTATCAAAGCGGGTGCTATTTCATATCCTCGCCGCTGCCATCATAAATACTTATTATCTAATGCTAGTGGATTTTATAAGGTCCCTAGGGAAGAATTAGAAGACATTGGTAAACTGCCTCTAGAGCAGTTTGTTAGCACTGTTATGGGTCGAAGCATCGACATTCCCAGTTCATTTGTTTGGAGTCGTTTATAGTGGCATTTACCACACCAAATTCATTTACAGAGTTTATGGATTGGGTTCGCACTGGAGGTGCAGAACCCGCTAGATCAAACCTGTTCTCAGTATTCTGTGGATTCCCCGCAGTTATTAGAGATAGACCGTCATATGATTTCCGTAAGTGGTATGAGTATGTCAACTTTGCTGCTGATGATGTAAACGTACCAAGTAGACAAGTAACCACTGGTGAGGTTAGAGACCATGGCATGTCAAGAAAATATGCAACTGGTCAGGTAAACACACCTATCACGATCTCATTTTTAGTTACAAAAGATCTCTGGATGAGGCAGATTTTTGAGCAATGGATGCTTGAAATTGCTGGTGATCAGGAGAATCGTACTGCATTTTATGATCAATACACCACCAATATTCTTATTCAAAAGTGGGAAGTTGGTAGTAATGTTGTATATCGTGATCTGACCAAGACTGTTGGTGGTAAGAACCCTGAAGTACGTTTGAATAGAGTTACAGGTGTGTGGCAACTGTTAGGTGCCTTCCCAACAAACATTAGTGTTATGAATCTGAATAACGAGTCAACCACCCTTATGAAGATGGACATTGAGTTTGCATACGAACGGTATCGTTTTGATTCTGTTCTGAGCAACGTTGGGTGGGCAAATCAACCTGATAAATATGTGGACCACTTTAGTGCAGTTCGCAATATTCTTGACATTGATGATGTCAACGGAAACCCAGCACAAAGTGAAGCAAACGACTTCGGAATTTGATCACTAAATAACTATATGATAAATGTGAATCATTATGCCATTACCTAAATTATCGATTCCTGAATACGAGTGCACACTGCCCGTAACAGGATTGACCGTCAAATATCGTCCTTTCTTGGTAAAAGAAGAAAAACTTCTCTACCTTGCCATGGAATCTCAACAAGAGAAAGAAATGGTAGGTGCAGTGAAGACTATCATCAAGAACTGCACTGATTTGAAGAAAAATCTGGACAAACTACCCACATTTGAGATTGAATACATCTTCCTTCGCATTCGTGCAAAGGCAGTTGGTGAAGTCAGTGAATTTGTGGTTACTTGCCCTGATGACAAGACAACAACTGTAGAAGTGCAACTTCCGTTGCAAGACATTACAGTTACAATCCCCAAGGATCATACCAAACATATTGATCTTGATGGAAAAATCAAGATGGAAATGAAATATCCGTCTATGGATTTCTTCATTGACTCCAATATGAAGGATGAACCCTCTATTGAAGACATGTTCAAATTATCTGCTCAGTGTATCGATAAGATATACGATGAAGATGAGATTTATGATTCTTTCACCTTGAAAGAAGCACAAGATTTTATTGAAGGACTTAACTCTGAACAATTCCAAAAGATTCAGCAGTTCTTTGATACTATCCCCAAACTTCGTCATGACCTTAAGGTCACCAATCCCAAGACCAAAGTTGAAAGTACGATTCCTCTAGAAGGACTTGCTGCTTTTTTCGGATAGCACTAATGCATGATTCGCTTTTGAATATGTATCAAGTGAACTTTGCCTTAATGCAGCATCATAAGTATAGTCTCACCGAACTAGAAAATATGATGCCTTGGGAACGTGATGTATACGTGAATCTACTCCTTGCACACCTCAAAGAAGAGGAAGCAAGGCAAAAGGCTCAACAACGTCAAAACTCTGTGTAAATGGCAAAACTTAAAGTCAGAAGTTATGTTGCTGTGCGTCCTCCTCAGGACAGCACAGGACTTTCTGTGGGCTTTACTCAGAACATCCAAAGGACGAATCGCATTGGTGCCAGTTTAACAAATATCGGTGAACAACTTACTACATTCAACACTCTATTAGAGTTTCAAACAGAACATCTAACTGACAAGGGTGATGAATCAGTAAACTTTATTAGAAAAACTTCTAAAACTGAATTAGAACGACGTAGAGAATTAGGTCGTGAAGTTCGGAAAGATGAAGGTCGGGAGACAGATGATGCTGCTGAGGAAGAAGTAGAAGCAGAACCGACGAATGAAGACAAAGAAGCAATTAAAGAGAAGGTAAAGAAAGAGAAGGGAGGAAGACTCAAGGGATTCTTGTCTATTTTCAAAGGTATTGGTGGTCTACTACTACCAATTCTAAGTCAACTGGGACTATTTGCTGCCCTGGACTGGATAGCGAAGAATCCAGAAAAAGTCCAGAGTATGATCAACTTCATCACAGGGTGGGTGAAGTTTGGATGGAAGATATTATCATTTGGTGTCACCTCATTTATGGATGGTGTCACCGCACTATTTGGTGGTGATCCTGATCAGTCTACTGGTGAACGCATCTGGGAGGGCATCAAGGGCGTCGGTCAGATGTTCATTGGATTGTCTGCCATTTGGGCAGCATCCAGAGTATTTTTCCCATGGAAGTTAGTAAAAGATTTCCGTAGGTTGTCGATGTTGTTTAACATCTTTAACCAGGATGATCCAAACAAACAGAACGATAGAGATAGGAAGAAGCAAGAGAAAAGTAAAGCTAATAAGCAAAATAAAGCACGTCAACAGTCACGTACTAAGAACACATCCAAAGCAGCACGTAAGAGATACCAAAGACGATTTGGTGATAAGGCATCAAGGAACCGCTTCAAAGGTAAGGTAGGCGGTCGCGGTGGAATGAACAAACTTACTGGCAAAGTCAGTAAGGCGATGAAGAAGTTAGGTGGGGGACTCAAAAAACTCGGAGGAGCAAAAGGATTAACTAAACTCGCTAGGGTCGGCGCGGGTGCAATGTCGATCATGTCGGGTATGGGAGCATATCAAGACGCACTGGCAGAAGGTAAGACAAATACTCAAGCAATCGGTCGTGGTGTTGGTACTGCGGCAGGTGGTCTTGCGGGTGCTGCTATTGCTACAGCACTACTCGGTCCATTCATCGGACCTCTTGCACCTATCCTAGGATCCATGATTGGAGAATGGGCAGGTGGATGGTTGGGTGAAAAACTGGCACCTCATGTAGAGAAGGCGTTCAGTCACATAATGAAGTGGTTTACTGAAACGCGAGAGTGGTTGAAAGCGAATACTCTCAAGACAGTTGATAATGTTCTGAAGTTCTACCAACCTATGTTGGATTGGATCATTAACTTCATAGACTTTATACAACCAGCAATGGACTGGTTGAAGAAGTTTAATGATTTTGTATATGGTGCTGCCATTGATACTATTATCAAAGGTATCAAGTTGGTATTGGGTGGTGCTGAGTTTATTTCTGAAAAAGCAGGACAAGCATGGAACTGGTTGACAAGTCCATTCCGAGAGGAAGGTGGACTTGTAGAACGTGCTGAGGGTGGACCTGTTGAACGTGCTGGTGGTGGTGCTGTTAGAGCAGAGAATAGAAAGAATAGAAAATATCTCGAACCTACAGTTCTAAAACCTCAAGCAAAAGATACAGCACGAGACTGGGATAAGTTTGCTGCTGGTGGTGAATATAAGAACGGTCAGTTACCGAATGAAGCACTTACATCTATTGGTAGTGGTCATAAACTAGCCCATAGCATCGCGCCTCAATTTAAGGCGATGATGTCAGCAGCGGCGGCAGATGGTTTCGCCATGGGCAGTGCGTTCAGAATCAATTCATCCTATAGAACATATCAAAGACAGCAAGAACTATACAATGAATTGGGACCTGGAACTGCTGCATATCCTGGAACATCTAATCATGGTTTAGGTCGTGCTGTTGACTTATGGTATACAAACGGTGCATATAGGTGGTTGAGACAGAACGCTGGTAAGTATGGATTTAGTCAGATCCCTGGATATGAGACTGATAATCCTGATGGACATGAGGCATGGCACTGGGAGAACTTGAGTGGTGCTGGTACAACCAAGAAGGTTGCAACATCATCGGTAGCAGGTAGAAAGGTAGGACAACAGGCAAAACTGAAAGGTAAACCTGTTGTTTGGGATGGTAATAAATGGGTACCTGAAGGTTCGACTCAGCAGACTGCTGCTAAGGACAACATAAAAGGTAAAACTTTTGCATCAGAGTCAAGGAATATGGGTCAGGAAGACTCACATTTCAAAGGACTCAATAATGCAGTCAGTGGTATTAAGTATGCTGATAGTGCTGCACTAAATAAGACTGGGAGCGTATCTGCACTTTCTTCAGCAAGCATTGGCGCATCACTTGATCGTCAAATGAGTGGTAGTTCTGCGATTGTTATGTTACAACAAGTGAATAGTCAAGGTAAGAGAACTGCATCTATGCCTGTGTTAATAACACGTCCAAACCCGTCGCCCATGATTAATCACTGCTGATGGCAAACCCTACAACATCCGTACCTAAGGCAAAACTGTATAAGATGATCTCTAACAAGGGGATCTCTAAATCTGCAGTTACAGGAGCAAATGTAGACCAGATGGTCACAGTGCAGAATGCTGGATTCAGGCAAATGGGATCCGCACTGAATAGTATTGGTGCGTCTGTTAATAGTATTGGTGTCATGCTACAAAGCATGAACGAGACATTCAAGGCAGGTATTACAGCACAGATTCAGGCAACTGATAACTTATTAAATGCTCAGAGAGATGTTGCAATTGATAAGGCGCAAGCAGATAGGGATGCAATAAGAGAAAAGAAGAAAGCAGATGGTAGAGAAGCAGACGATCTCGCTGAGGTAGAGGTAGAGAAACCAAACCTTGCTAGACGTGTAGGATTTGCTGCTGGATATGTCACAGGTAAAGTTGCATCAGGCATTGCAGGATTCCTTGCTAGTCTGGGTAAACTATTCATGGGACTGGTTGGATTCGCCGTATTAGATTGGGTGGCGAAAAATCCAGATAAAGTCCAGAAGATCATGGACGTTCTCGGGAAGATAGCGACCTTTGTATGGAACACCGCTAAGTTCTTAACAGGATTCGCACTTGGTGGTCTCTCTGATTTCATGGAGAATCCCACATCCCTGAAAGGATTGCTGGGTATTGGTAAGTTCTTCTTAGTATTAGGTGCGATCTTTGCTGGTCCTGCCCTTGCTAAGATGGGACTTAAACTGCTCCTTAAGGGTGGTATTAAGTTAGTTGTTAAACCTGTCCTTCTCCTACTGAAAAACGTAGGTAAGATGTTGTTCAACTTTGGTAAGATTGCTGCCAAAGGTGTATTCAAAGCAGGTAAGTTCTTATTTAAGAATCCAAAGGTAGCACTGGTTGGCGCTGCTGCTGTGGGTGTTGGTGCCCTGGCATATAATATGATGAAGGGTGGTGAAGGTGGAGCAGAAGAGGGAGAACCCCAAGGCACACCACAAGCACTAGGACCCACTGAGGATGATCTTGAAGGTGGTGATGATCCAATCATGGATGTTGATGCTGTTTTAGCATCATTAGACCTGGATCCTGATGAATTAGCAGATCTTCAGAAGACTGCATTAGCAGACAAGCTAATGTATAATGCTGATGAAATCAAACAGAACGCAGAAGATGATGCAGAAGAGTCAGCATCAGAAGTTAAGGGTGCTAAAGGACCCATTGAGTCTGCACTTAACTTCATTGTTGAACCTATCAAACAACTATGGGCAGGTGTATCTGACATCTTTGGTAAGATTGTCGGACAACTGAAAGAACAGTTTGATGGTGCAATGGGATTCTTTGGTGAGGTATTCACCAAGGTTGGTTCATTCTTCTCACCATATGTTGATAGACTTAAGAAGTTTGGTACTGATGCGCTGCAACTATATTTTGCACCGTTCTTCAAAATGTTTGAAGCAGTCCAGAAAATCATGGAAGTCTTTGAAAAGGATGACGATACTGGTAAGACAGAAGGTAAGTCAAAGGGTGGACGTGTACAAAGAGCAAAAGGTGGATGGATTAGTGGTCCTCAATCTGGGTATCCTGTATCCCTGGATGGTGGTGCTAGCACATCATTTATCGGTCATGGTACAGAATGGGTAGGATATAAAGGATTTGCAGGTGGTGGTGCATTTGTTGTACCATTTGACACTCCTGCTACTAAGAGTAACCCTAGTCTCACAGGGAAGCGTATGGGTGAAGCAAAGTCAGGAGGATTTAACCTGCCAACATTCGCCAAAGGTGGTGCATATGCAGAACTTCCACAATTCTCTGAAGGTGGAAAGTTTGCCAAAGACATGATCAAGATCCATGAAGGATTGAGATTGGATGTATATCGTGACAGTGCTGCAGAGAGGAATCTAACTGTTGGTTATGGTCACCTGATTGATTCTGGATCACCTACAGATATTAAAGGTCTTGGTGAAGGTCAAAAGATTACACAGAGTCGTGCAAATAGTTTGTTTGATGAAGACTTCAAACATCATGCCGAGCAAGCGAAAAAGATTCCTGGTTATAATAAGGCAAGTCAACAGCAAAAAGCAGCACTAATTGACCTTACATTCAACATGGGTCCTGCCTGGTATCAGGGATTCCCTAAGTTTACGGAATACTTTAAGGCAGGCAAGTACGAGAAAGCAGGCGAAGAACTTAAAGATAGTGATTGGTATGGTCAAGTCAAAAGACGTGCTGAACCTATCATCAGTCTTATCAAAGGTAAGGGAGTTGGTGGTGCTGCACACCTGAAAGGATTAGGTGCACCACAACATAGTGCAGGTCAATCGATTACTGCATCACAGCAAAGTCAGGATGCACGAGTTGAGACTGCTGCTGCATCTTCTGGCGGTGGTATTAAAACTGAGGTTGCTGCATTACCACCTATTAATGCTCCATCACCACAGGATGAGGGTCCATCACCTATGCCTGCACTGGTTGGTTTGCCACAACGTGAGCAAGCGGCAACTAAATATATGATACCGAGGTTTGGTCTGATGAACGAACACAAGACCCCACCAGCATTGTTATCATAAGAAATGTCAGCAGCAAAAGGCTACGAATTAAAAGATCTGACGATTACTCTTCCCAAAGGGCAAGGTAATAATCAGGTAACAACACAGTTGTCAGATAAATTCAAAAAGGATAGTAAGAATTCTTTTGACATCAGACAACTTGCTGCAGAATTTATTTGGTATGAGTCAATCGACTCACCATTTTGCAGATTGGATATATCTATCATTGAATCTGTTGACTTCATCAACTTCTTGAGAGGTGGTGAGGTGGTTCACCTAGAAATTGTAACTGATGCATCTAAGGGTGAATCACTCAAATGGACAGGACAAGTCTTTAAGATTGCCAGTGTAACTAAGACAGAAAGAACATCATCCTACATGTTGAACTGTGTTAGTGCTGAGTCATTTAACAATGAAGTCAATCGTGTGTTTGGTTCTTTCGGTCCTGCTACAAAGGACAGAGATAGTCTTCCAACACATATCATTAAAAAGTATTTGAATGGCGGTAAGAAGATTAAACACTCTGGTGCTATTGAAAAGTGCTCCAAAGTCAACTTTGTTTCACCTAACTGGAGACCTGTAGATCTTCTCAACTATCTTACTGATAAGGTAACACGCCAAACGTCAGGAAAAGGATCCCAAACCCAAGCGGGATACATGTTCTATGAGAACAAGAGAGGATATAACTTTAAGAGTATTGATGGTATGTGTGAGCAGGCACCTCTTGGTGTTCAGTACACCTATGAGCAATCAAACGTAGGTGAGCAGGATAGTGAGAGAAATATGTACTTGATTAATAACCTTGCATATCCTGATAGAATTAACATTCTAGAAAAACTTAGAACAGGTGCAGTGAAAAATGTCACCTCGGGTATTATGTTGCCTGTCATGACACGTTCAGCGGTCGCACAGGACACTTCTGGAGGGGGTGGTGGCACGATTACTGGACCTCGTGAGACTGTCCTTAGTAAGATGTTTGGCAAGATGTCTACCTTGGAAAAGGGTAATCCTCTATCACTTATGAAAGAGTATGAGGACTTCTTTCCTTCTAGAACAAAATTAAGAATACTTCCTGGATTGAAGGATCAAAAAGAAGTCAATGGTAGACCCGCTGGTGATCCTAACGCGGGTGCTGCAACCGCAGATACAGATACCTTGGAGGTGGCAACATATGCTGCTGCTAGGTATTCAATGATTCGTTCAATATGTCTCCGTATTCAAGTACCAGGAAACACAGCAATCGCAGCAGGTGATGTTATCCAAGTTCTTATCCCCCTTGGTAAAGGTGATAACGGTAAAGTTATGGAAGATAAGAATTATTCTGGCAAATACCTGGTAGCAGGGTTATCTCATGTATGGAATAAAGAAGGTGTAACCACCACAATTGAATTAATTAGGGATAGTGTTCGTAGATAAATAACTCCATACCACTTGGTATCACACATGGAAAATATCGAACAACACATCGCCAGGGACAAAGACATCCTTGACAACCCAATGACTTCTCCCAATCAACGTCGCCATATTGAAGGTGAACTGAGTGAATTGGAAGAATATGTAGAGCATCACAAGGCGGAAATTGAAGCAGGAGATCATCATGATCCTTCACCTTTAGAACTCTATTGTGATCAAAACCCATCAGAACCAGAATGCCTAGTTTATGAAGATTAAATTATGAATCTAATTTGTAATTTGCCCTCTCAAAAGGTATGGGTTCGTAAAGAATACCTTAGAGATCTACAAGATGGATACGGTGAATTTGTGGAAGGCGTCTGGGTGACTGCTAAGTCAATCCCAGGGCGGGCATTTTACATTGAAACGTATCTACCAGAGTATGGTGCGCTGTATGACAAACTACCCATAAGTGCATTTGTTTCGCGTCCAGAAACACCTGAGATCGATATGAACATCTATAATCTACAGTTCTGGAACTGTATGGATTATGGTGTCACTGCGATTAACAAGGGATTTATTACCAGTATGGATGCTGAAGTAAGAACTCGTAATCATGGAACAATGCGTGGACAATATCTGTTCACCTTAGATAACTATCATGCCAGTCTGGATGTTATTGACAATAATGTCAGTGAAACACCAGCAGAACATAAGTCTCATAACTGTATTGCATTGGAAAATGGACAATTTTGTCTGTATCCCAACAATCGTATGAGACTTTATGATTTGTCAATTACTCCTGAAAGTCCAAAGGTTCCAGACTTCAAAGTTAGCACAATGGAATACCAAGTAGAAAATGGTGCTAACTGGGGAAGACTTGGAGATACCGATGATTATTTTTGGAGTACACAAAGCGAAAAAGAGCTTGACAAATCCTCTGAAAACTAATACAATCTAACACTGTAGGGGTTCGATGAGATGTCTTTAGAGCTATTAGATATTGATGCACCGAAGTCATTTATTGCAGGTGCAAAGATTGATCCGTCTGTATGTGACGGCATGATCGATTTCTTTAATACATGCGAATATCTAGAGAAAGAACCAGGTCAATCTGGTGCTGGTGTTGATAAGTCTGTTAAGGATTCTATTGATATGACTATTCCCGTACACCTACGGGACTCTAGGGTAGAAGCATTTATTGAACAGTTGGCATATGTTACTATGGCATATATCGAACGTTATCCTGGTTTCGGTAAAATGGCATGGGATTTAGTAGCACCATTTAACATACAAAAGTATGAACCTGGTGGTGGTTACTTTGCACTACATACAGAGAAGATGTCTGCACATCCTGAGGCGACTAATCGTGTCATGGCGTGGATGACATATTTGAATACTGTAGAGGAAGGTGGTGAAACATACTTCCCAACACAGCAGGCAAAGATCAAACCTGCGAAGGGATTGACTCTTCTTTGGCCTGCAGATTGGACACATCTCCATCAAGGTTGTGTGGCACCAAATGAAACTAAAATGATTGTCACTGGATGGTATGACTACGTGGGAACAACTGATACAAGGTCACTATTGCAACAAGAGACAAGCACAGAGTAATCCTGCTCTTTGGCCTCACATTATGCTGAGGAATTCTTTAGTTGATGATAGTGTGATAGAATTAAAGTCCTGGTATAAGTATCAGAGTGAGGCGGAAGTATATGGTCACTTTCATCTTACATTTCGCTATGATAATGATGGTAACGTACACACTACATCAGTAAATCAAAAGACTGGTGAATCAGCATGTCCTTGGGTATGGGGATATAATGTTGGTTATTGGTGGGGTGAACCTGACGGTGATTGTATTATTGGAAACAATAAGATATTATCTCAAGTACGTTTTAATGGGCAGGTATATCTTTCAAGGGATACTGCGCTAGATAATGATACAGGTGAGTTCCGATGGGGCAAACCTCTGAATGAATCTGGTGAGTTTGAATTCATTCGCATACCTAACTAAATACTAAAAAACATATCGGTCATGGAAGGTCTCCAAGGTTATAGAACTGATTTCGCGGGTCGTGATGGATTCGTGTGGTGGATTGGTGAAGTCGAAAATATTGACGATCCTTCTCAGTTGGGTCGAGTAAAAGTTCGTATTATCGGTTGGTATACTGGTAATAAAACCAATGAAGGTGCGGACTCTTATACTAAAACACTTCCTACTGAAAATCTTCCGTGGGCAACTGTTCTGCTCCCAACAGATAAACCACAGACAAAAAATGCTGGTACAACTACTGAGTTGCAACCTGGTGCATTTGTCATGGGTTTCTTCCTTGATGGTGAGGAAGCACAGTTACCTGTCGTTATGGGATCCTTCCGTGGTTTCCGTCAAGCAGATGATCAATCCTCATCTACTGGTAAATCTAAGGGAGCACAGGAAACTACAAAGGCAACAACTATTGCTGCCATTGATAACGCTGCTAAGCATGAGACGGATACTCCTCAGCAGAAAACCATGGTGGGTGAGAAGAACCACGGTGGTGCACCATTTGCAAAGACTAATAGTGCCCCTGCTGATGCAGCAGGTGGGCAGGAAGAGGCGCGTGGTGCTGGTGTAACTGTCGCTGAGGAGGTTACTCCTGGTAATGCTGTTACTAACCCAATTAAACCACCAACCGAGGCACAAGAAATTGCTGATGGTGCACAGGGTCCAGCAGGGAAGGGATTTGAGAATGGTTTGACTCGTATGCTCACTGAACTGGGCAATATGGCAGCAGGTCTTGCTACATCTAGTGATGGTCAGTTTATATCCCTAATCACAGGACACAAGATCAACGGTGATAAGATCTTGGAACACCTGGGTAGTATTGCTAACTATATTTCTAGTGCTATTGCTGGTATTCTTGCACCTCTTAAAGAGTTCTTAGCAGAAGCAATTCAGCAAATGATTAGTGCTGTTACTAAATTTATTTCTAAATTTGTACCACTAAGTGTTATCTTAGGACTTCTGGATCTATTGGGATTCATTCTGGATCTATTTTGTGTGCCGCACCCGCAATGGTTATCATTGGTTCAGGGTGCTTTAACAGACACGACAGGATTTGCAGACCAGATTGTCGGTATGGTTGTTAACAAGGTTACTAACGTAACATCTAAGATTGCATCTAAAGTGCAAGGTGTCACTGATAAAATTCTTGGTAGCATCACCGATGCAATCTCTAAAGTTCGTGACGTAGCACAAACAGTTGTAAGTGCTATTGCAACAGCAAAGAATGCAGTAGAAAATATAGGTTCACTTGTTACCAGTTTGAAGACCTTGTTTACAATGGACTTCTCTAAACTTGATTTTGGTTCTATCATTGCAATCATCAAAGCAATTCTAGGAATGTTATTCCAGAAAGATTGTGGGAGAAAGATTAAGAAACCGAAGTCTAAGAAGTGGTTCCCATTGCTGGGTTCCACTGAATGCGATGATGTATCTACATTTATTTCTGGTGGTGCACTACCTACCAGTATTAAAGACTGGAACGAATCACCTACCACAAATGGTGGATATATTGATGGTTTATTCCAAGGCATTAACTCTCGTGTGATGGAGGTTCAATCCTTCCTTGATGGATCTAGAATCATACACAACGCCACAAAAGGTAAAGAGTTCGCTGCAGAACAGGGACCAGGTGGTGTATCTACGTTCCAAGATAACCAGGGTAACAAACATACTAACGTTCCGAATAATGAGACAAAGATCATTGCTCGTGACAAGTGTGAGACCATTAAGAAGAACTTATGTGTCAACGTTGATGGTGATTACTATCTGAAGGTTGCTGGTAACTGGCATATTGAAGTGTCAGGTGCAATCAATAGCAACCAAGCAAATGGTCCTCAGTCTTCTGCATCTGGTTCTACTGCAAAGGAAGTTGGTAAGGGTACATCTGACTCAGGTGGATCTACATCTGGTGGTAGTAATGGCAGCACAAACTCTGGTAACACTCAGAGCATGATTCTCAGTGCTAGTGATCTGGTCACCATGAAGGGTAGAATTGAATCTCTTGAAGAGCGTATTGCTAGAGAAGATGAGGAGTTCTATTCCAATTTGAAACCGATTCCAACTCCTAATGGTGTTGGCGTGTGTACTCCTAAGATGAGATACACCAATCTAAAGGCACAAACTGATGATGATAATGAGCAGAAGTCTGCTAATCGTCAGAACGGTGACCATGACATTGCATATACTGGTGACGTTAACATTCAAGGTAACCAGGTATCAATTACTGCTATCTCTAACCTGAAACTGAATGCTAACCAACTCAAGGCAGAAGCATCGAACATGAACTTCACCGCAGCAGGTGAGATTATCAACGAAGCAAACTGGATCACATCATTCTTATCATGTGGTCGTTTTGAGTTCGTTGCACTGTTCAACCCACTGTCTGCACTGTCAGGTCAATTCAGCATCGTTAAGGGTGCCATCATGGACGTGACAACCGATACGCCAGGTATCGGCATGCCTGCTGCACAGGTTCGTATGTCACTAGCAACAACGTCACCTACAACCATTGCTGATATTATTGCAGGCAGTCAGGCAGGTGTCCATTTCACTTTCGTATCATCTCCTACAGGTGGTATCGGTGAGATCGTTGCTTCTGGTTCTGGTGCCATCATTAACCAGGTGTCCACTGGTGTTGCATCCTATGGTGTGAGCACTGGTTTCATGGCAGTTGGTTGTGCTGTTGGACCAAATCAGGTCTATGGGTTGCCATTGCTGCTGAATTGATGTATGATGTTGGGGTACCAAACAACCCCAGCATCCATGGACAACGATCAAACCACCGTTGAACACATCTGGTTGAACATTGCTAAGCGGCAAGTCACCATCTTAGATAATGAAGGTTATGAGGAGCGGATCAATTGGAAGTTTGATGAAGAAGGTGCAGAGGGTTTCTTTGAGACTTTGACTTCTATCCGCAATAACGTACCAGAAGATACCTATGTTATCGTATAACTTATGAACGCAAGTATGATCGAAGTGACCGAACAAGAAATCACTGAAAACTTTGATTTCTGTATGAGTTTGGTTGAGAGAGGTAACACTCTTAAAATTGTCAGAGAAGGGGGAAACGTTCTTATGGTTCCTATTCCTGAATATAAGCAAGCATTGGATGACATTGAGTCTCATCCACCTATTCCATCCCCAAGTTTTGGTGGTCTACCTGTAGATCCATCTGAATTTGTAGATCCCATAGCAACGAATGAATATGTCAGAGACGAACTCAGCAAAATGCAGACAGAACTTGAATCTTGACATTAAGTTGTGGTTCAGTCCTATCATGAATGAATATCATTGGACTCTCATTACATATGAGACCGAGATGCATGCTGGAACAGCACCAAGTGTAAGTAAAGCACTACATGATGTTAACACCACTATTGAGCATGTAATGGCGCAGGAGAATATCAGGATCCAAACATAAATAAACCTGGTTGGAAATTTCTCAATGGTTAAGTACAAGATTCACAATGGGTATGGCACCTTGATAAATCTTGAGGGTGATGAGAAACAAGTCAACTTCTGGTTTATTAATGGTATACCTTTTACTTTTGATGAAATTCCAGAATTCTGGGGATTGGAAGATCTACCTGAAGATCCCATACCTGGATGTAAGTATCATATTGAAGACCTATATCATGCATCCAATTATCTAATTATGGAAGAATGCCATCCTCTCCTGTTTGAGATGGAAGAACTCATCCAAAATTTTGAAGACATTCCATATTAAGCAAGGCTACAGACCTGAGGCATTTGTCGAGACGACTTGACAAACACCTCGCACTGTACTATTATTTGTATATCGGGAGGCGACCATGACACTACCATCCACAACGAATCAAAGACTCCTCCGTCTTGAACTTCTGTTGTTGGATACCCGTGCCAAACTCTCCCGCCTTGAAAATCCAGATCTCGATGGTTATACCCCCGAAGAGATCCAGGCGCAGGATTTTGAAGCAAAGTACAACACGTTGTGGTATGACGACGTGATTAACTCCTTTTCTTAAGAATGACTACTCAATTTGATTATGATGCTGTTCGCCACCAATTGGTGACTGCTGCTGCTGAACTCAAGTCTAATGGACATGACGTTCGTGCAATCCTTGAAGACTGTGGTGTATTCCGTAAGATCAATAAGTATCGTGAACTGTCTGTTGATGGTCTCCTTCAGGATTACTACCTCAAGGACGACATCCAAGAGATCGATACTCCCACCTATGTGACCAAGTGGGGTGCACCTGCTACATGCCGTGGCAACATCTACAAGCGTGGTGTTGATGGCAAACCTGATAGACTCATCCGTGGTGCATGGAACGGTGCTCTTACATACCGTATCTGCACTGTGACTGGTACTAATCAGTCAGGTGAGCGTGTTCAGCGTGGTATCCAGTATCATACTGTTGCTTTTGCTCTCGCTAATGGTCGCTGGCCTGAGACACCTGTTGTTGATCATCTTGACGACAATAAGTTGAACAATGGTAGTGATAATCTTACTGAAAAAGACTACACTACCAACCAGTGGCAACGTAAAGCGAACCTTGCAAAACAACAGGGTTAACTCTTGTATAAATATACAAGAAGACTTAGTGCTTATTCGTAGTGGCAACAAAAAGAATATCTCAACTTGATACTATTGCGGATGGGTTGGTGACTGGCGAGGCAGTGTTGCCTATCGTTATCTCCGACCCTCTCATTCCTAACAGGAAAGCAAAGGTAAACCAACTATTCCGTGGTGTAACTGCGGGATCCCAGACCTCACCTGGTCTGGCGTTTGACTTGGACCGCGATAGCGGTATCTACCAGTCCGCAGTCAATGAGTTAGGTATCACTTTTGGATCCGCAGCGGTCTACCATTCACGTATCTCAAATACGGATGGTTCAAGTACAGTCAATGCTCGTGTTATTGACTCCCAAGCATCAAACTCGAATTACCAGGTAACACCTCAGGGATCTGGTTATTTCACCATTAATGGTGTATCGCAGTTTACTGACCAGAATACGCTTATCATCGGTGCACAAAACCCTGGTAAGCGATTCTACTTTAATGCTGATACTGTTTCAGCACAGACAGGTACACGTCGTATTGACATGCCTGATGTGGGTACACTTACATCTACAACTTTGCTTGCAGATGATACAGTACAGACAATTAGTAACAAAACTCTTGTTATTAAGGATGATCAACTTCAGATTACTGGTTCATCTGATGTAGGTAAACTTGCTAAGTTTGAGTGTGATTCATGGGAATCACCTGGTACACACACATATAAATTACCTGACTTTGGTGCTGCTGTTGTTCAATCCACATTGTTGGATGACATCACAGAACAAAATGTGTTGAACAAGAACATGGTTAACCCGACATTTTCGGGCACACCATCAAATGATCCAAACTCACCAACTAGGAAGGTTATCTTTAGCACTTCTGCTCTAACACAAGACAGAACTGCATCATTTCCTGATTTGAATGTCATCGTTGTTGGTGAAGCATCAACACAAACGTTGACTAACAAAACATATGCGGGTGCAGTCCTACAGGACACCGCAGATGAAACTAAAAAGGTTGCTTTTAACCTTACCAATATTAATGAAAACAGCACTCTGGATTTCACATTCCCAGAAGGCAGTTTGGCGTTCCCGCTAAATAATGGCGGTACAAGTAACGTCATTGTTGCTGAGCAAGCAACACAGATCGTTAACAACAAAATTCTTCAGAACGTCAGTTTTGATAATGCTGATGAACTTAACGGTCGAATAACTTTCGACGTGAGTAACATCACTGAATCGGTGAACATTCAGTTCCCCAACGCAGACGCAACTCTGCTCTCTACCAACAACATTAGCGATATTGCTATTAGTTTCGGTGGACCTATCTCCGCACCTGTTCAGGGCGGACAACTTAGACTTCAATCCTATTTCCAATCTGGTTGGTAATCACAAATGACAGCAGGAAGACTAGCAAGTAAATATCTGTCTGCCACTACAAACACAGTAGTTTATTCAGCAGACATTGACAGCACAGCAAGTGTGATGGTTACTGCCGCCAATTGGTCTGGTGGTGCTGCAACCTATCGCTTAGGTTTGCGAGACTATGATCAAATTTTGAGGATTAATGGTCCTCAAGTAAACTCTAATGGTGGTATTGCATCCACACATAAGTTTGCCAAGGGCAATCCAGTAAGTGCATACAAACTGACACTATCACCTGGATTTGCTTACAGTTCTGCTGTTCCTGGAACTAACATTACTTCCACGAATGGTGCAACTGCAAAGATGTTGGACGTATACAAACCAACTGACACCATCAACTATTACGTGAAGTTTGAGGAAATCTCAGATATTCCTTTTGCTGCTGAGACTGTAGTTGGTCAACCTGTAGGTGGTGAGACAATCACTGGTGGTACTTCTGCTCTGACAGCAACACACCGTGGTTATATTACAGATACAAACCTGTCACATATTAACATCGCTGATGTTGCTTCTGGTGCCACCGCTATTAAGGTATCTAGAAATACAGGTCTTGCTGATTCTATGATCCTGACTGTTGGACCTTCTTCAGTCATTACGGGAACATCTACTACAGAACTTATTACTATTGATGGTAGTGGTATCAACACTGCTAATAATACACTGACTGTTACTCGTGGTGCATATGGTACTACTCCTCGTGCTATTAAGTCGGGTGAGTTTGTTACTGCATTTACATTATCTGCGACTGCATCAACTATTAACGAAGGATCAACATATGCCACTGGCGATGCTATCCTCACACTGACAGATGCAACTGGTTTCCTTACTGGACAGTTCATTGTTATTGATAATGAAGTCATTGAAGTTACCGATGTTAATGGTAATGACCTGACTGTTACTCGTGGCATGTATGGTACATCTGATGTTGATCACAACAATGGTGCTGCTGTTACTGCATTGACTGATGGTGGTAACTATCTTCTTAACTATTTTACTGAGGGTGAAAATGTTACCTTTGGTACAAGTAATGCTACTGCAACACTAAACTTCACCGTTAGTGGTAATGTAACTATTACTCCTAGTTACATCCTTTCAACCACAAGTGCAGGTGCAACAGATCATCAGATCGTTGAACCTATTACTATTAATAATGAAAGATCATATCGTTTTGATCAGTCAGATTCATCTAATACTGCTCACCCACTGAAATTCTCGGGTGATAATGCTGAGGGTGCAAACTCTGACACTGGTACAGAATACACCACAGGTGTTTCTAAAGTTGGTACTGCTGGACAAGCAGGATCATATAGTGAGATCACCGTCGATGATAACATCCCCACCACCATCCTTACATATTCGGATGCTGGTGTTGATGGAGACGGTACTGCGAATGATGCAGGTGCAGGTTTCACCTTTGAACCGATCCTTGATCCTCTCTATACTGACATCTACGTCTATAAGATAGCAGGTGAACCTTTTACTGCTGCTGATACCTTCACTATTGGTACTACAACTCAAACTATTCAAGCAAGTGGTGTTACCGCTGGTCCTTATGGTTATGTTCATGCATGGGATGCTGATACAGCATTACTAAAAGTATCCTTAGACATCGGATCTACTGCATTTGCTAATGGTACTGAGTTTTACACCACACCTACACTTAATAATGCCAATAGGGATTTAATTGAGGCAGTTGATGGTAAGATCTTGACGATCACAGGTCAATCTGGTGCTGATGGATCTCGTACTACTGGAACATATAATCTGGTAGCATCCTCATCTAATGGTAGTGGAACAACACAGCAGTTTAATGTAGTTGTTGATGGTTCTGGTGCTGCAACTGTAACTATCGTTGATGGTGGTAAAGGACACGCAAACGGCAATACTATTACTATTGCTGACTCCGTACTTGGTGCTGGTGGTGCAGCAAACTTGACATTTAATGTTGATACTGTATCTACCGCAGTTCACGTTGGTGTTACTGGTACTGAAAACCACGATTGGTTACATTATGATCTGTCTGTTGCTGACAATACTCAACAACGCGACACCGCGATTGTAGTCGGTCCTGGACAAAACTTAGTGGCATATGGTAGTGCACAGGTTAATGTGCTAGTTCAAGGATTTGAAACTGCATCGAGCGATTACACTATTGTTCATCTTCCTAAGGAAGAAGGTGAAGGTGGTGGCGCTGCTGCTGGTGGCGGTTGATCTGTCAAACTAAATATAAACATACAAGGATCCAGTTAAATGGCACTAACTCGTCTTAAGAATATCATTACGTCAAGGACGGGGCGTATTATCTACGTCAACCCCGACGATTTTGATGCATCGGATGCATATGACAACCGAGGTAACTCAGCATTGCGTCCATTTAAGACGTTGCAACGTGCTTTCCTTGAGGTTGCTAGATTTTCGTATCGAGTAGGACTGTCAAACGACGAATTTGACGCCTTCTCGATTTATTTGTATCCTTCTGAATATGTTATTGACAACCGTCCTGGTGTCACTGATTTTAATCAGATTCAACCATTTGATGCTAACTCAAATTTTGATCTAACATCATCCTCTAACATTCTTTATAAGTTTAACTCCACCGATGGTGGTGTTATCGTACCTAGGGGTTGTTCAGTCGTTGGATCTGACCTCCGTCGTACAAAAATTATTCCCAAGTATGTCCCATACCCAACAACATCGGGTACTCTGGGTATTACTGCTGCCAACGAACCTGTCGCATCAGCAACATTCTTGCTGACAGGTGCATCATACTTCTGGCAGATGTCTTTCTTCGATGGTGATAACAATGGTGTTTATTACCGTGGTGATGATGTTGCAACTATTGCACCTAACTATTCACATCACAAACTGACATGTTTCGAGTTTGCACAGAAATCAGATCTGCAACTCTACTATCAGAAAATCTCTAAAGGTTATGCAACTATTCCTGACTCGTCAGGTATCATTGCACAGGATCAGATTCAGGCAAGGGTTGAAGAAAATAGAATTGTTGGTCCTATCTCCGACGAATTTGCTATCTCGCAGATTGTAAGAAATGGACAAACCGCCACAGCATTTACAGTTGATGAACTTGGTAACCCGAAGAATCATGGATTCTCCGTGGGTGTCGCTGTTAATATATCTGGTGTTACTGGTCCTACTGAGCAAGATCAACTGCTGTATAACGGGTCGTTTCTGATCACGTCAGCACAGGGTAACCAGTTTACTTATCAGATGGCAGCAGAACCATCAGGTAACGCACTTGGTAGTAATATTCTCGTTAAAGTCGAGATTGATACTGTTGACTCTGCATCACCATATTGCTTTAACCTATCACTAAGATCAGTGTGGGGTATCAACGGCATGCATGCCGATGGTTCTCGTGCAACTGGATTTAAGTCCATGGTTGTAGCTCAGTTCACTGGTATTTCCCTTCAAAAGGATGATAGAGCGTTCGTTCTTTATAACCAATCTACTGGAGCGTATGAACCACAGGCGCAGGGATCTGGTGCACACATTAATGGTCTGGCAAAGTATCGTAAAGGATGGCGTCATTGCCACATTAAAGCATCCAACGGTAGTTTCATTCAGGTTGTTTCTGTGTTTGCTGTGGGATTTGGCGACCATTTCTTTGCTAGTAGCGGTGGCGACTTATCTATTACTAACTCAAACTCTAACTTCGGAAACACAAGTTTGCGATCCAAAGGGTTCAGAGACAATGCATTTACCAAGGATAAAGCGGGTACTATTACCCACGTTATTCCACCTAAATCACTGACAGATGTTACAGAGATTCCTATTAACTGGGTATCACTAGACATTGCAAAGATTCGTGCTGCTACTGATGCATCTAAACTGTATCTGTATGGTTATACTGATGAGACTGCTAAACCACCTAGTAAAGTTCAAGGTTATACAATTGGTGCACGTAGAGATTCAGCATCGGAACCTGATAAAGTATTTGTTCTGCTGAAAGCATCGGGTGCTGCTGATGCAACAACTCACTACGCTAATGTAAACCCTGCTGGTGCTACGGTTACAGGTTCAAAACCTGGTGATGACTTATCACCTATCAAATGGGATCCTGCACAGAATAACTGGTATATTCAGGTAGATCCCGCTGCTAATACAATCTATACCACACTTCTTGCTAACAGCATTTATCAGAACTTAGCATTCTCACCACCTACATTTGTTCGTAGACTACCTGACCCACGTAACCTTAAGGATAGAACATATCGTTTCCGTTATGTACTAGACAAGGATGCGTTCCCTATACCTAGAGAACCAATCACTGGTTTCGTATTACAACCTAGATCATCTGAGACTAACTCACCATCATATAGTAAAGTATACTATGTGTTTGAAGTTGAAACGTATCAAGAGTTTGTACGTGGTGAAGCAGATGGTATCTATTATCTAACTATTCTCTCTGCATCTGTAGCACCATCGACATCTAACTTCGATGACTTTGCGTTCTCTCAGAGAACACAAGACGTGTATCCTGCATTTGATAGAGATAACCCCAACGCGAATCCTGCTGCATCGGTATCTATTGCCGATAATGAAGTTCTGGGTCTGGTTAAAACTACTGATGGTGCATCACCTACACCTGCTATTGATACTCTACGTTCTGTTACTAGAGAAGCAGCACAGTTCTATCTGTTGGAAAGTGAGAACAACATAAACTACAACACTGTATCTAACGTATTGAATAGTGTTTCGGTTACTGCACGTTTAGGTGATGAGGAAGATAGAAAGATTGCACTGAAACTTAACGCTGACCAATCAGTAGCACCACTATTGATTGAACTCCGTCGTTATTCTATTCTCCGTGCATCTGGTCACACGTTTGAATATCTTGGTTTCGGTCCTGGTAACTACTCAACTGCATTCCCATCTACTCAGGTTCAAGTTCTGAGTGAAGATGAAGTGAGACTATCACAGCAGTTGAAAGAAGAAGCAGGAGTTGCATACTACACGGGTGTTAACTCTGATGGTGAACTGTTCATTGGTAACCAGGTGATTAACCCAGTTACAGGTCAGATTACATCTGAAGATATTGCACAGTTAAATGTTATTGGTGAAGAGGGTGAGATTGAAACATTTGGTGAGATCGTCCTTACTGATAAACTAACTGTTATCGGTGGTTCGTCTAACCAATTGGAATCTGTATTCTCTGGTCCTGTAACCTTCCAGAAGAAGATTACATCTCAGGAGAACATTCAAACCATCAAGCAAACATTTGCTAACGATGATGGTACTGTACTGAAACAATTCTTCCTTGCTGAAGAACTTGGATCTGGTGCACCTGATGTACCTGCTGCTTCTGCATTTAACAACGGTGATATTTGTTATAACATCAATTGGACACCAGGAAATCCATTAGGTTGGATCTATGAATCTGGTGTTTGGTATAAGTTTGGTATCTCTGATAGTGAACAAATCACTTCTACGAGATACAGTGGACAGACTCACTTCGGTATTGGTGAGGCACCTGATGCTTCTAACCGTATGAAGATCACAGGTAATGTGAAGGTGACTGGTAACATTGATGTTACTGGAACATATGGTTGCGCTGATAAATACTCATTAGCAACAGGCGTTGCTAATAGTAATGCTGGTGTTCTATATAATGGTGATGGTTCAACCACATCTTTCGCAATAACTGCTGGGCACACTGCATCTTCTGTGCTCGTATTCTTGAATGGTGTATGTCAGATTCCTGGCACAGATTACACTGTAACTGGTAATGCTGTTGACTTCTCAGTCGCAACTCCCCCTGCAACTGGTGATGTCGTTCAAATTCGTGAACTCGTTATCTAATAAACCTATTAATAGAATAGCATGACCACCAAGATTATAGGCAATCAGATAGATGCAGCAACAAGAGCAATTGTTACTGCACTAGATGTTACTGAGCAAATAAATCTTCCCGATCTAAACCAATCACAGGTAAATGCCCTGGGCACACCTGCATATGGTACAATCGTCTATAACACCACTGAAGACGAAGCACAGATCTATAAGGCAGATGCATCACAAGGTCTTCCAGGATGGAACTCCGTAGGTGGTGGTGGTCCTTCTGTTGGTGAGAACTCAATTATCCGTACCAATGGTACGTTTATTGCTGAGAACTTAACTGTAGGTAATGTTGCTAATGGTGGTGATGAGTTTACCAACGGGTTTACATTTGGTGACGTATCTATTAACAATGGATATACTGTTACAGTAGAGAATGGTGCATCATGGACTGTATTCTCTGATAAACCATCTGATGACTATGAATATAAGAGATACCTTGCTATCCCTACTGATGGTCACTTCCGTATTGACTCAGGTGGTGGTGCTGAATTCGCTTCAGTAAGAAACCATAGAGAATATTTCTATCGTGGTGGTACAGTTCCCATCGATTATAGTACGTCTTCTTACTGGTATTCTGATACAGGTAACGGATCTAACTATACAATTAACTTAACCAACATTCCTACTGATGGTGGTATAGTAAATAATAATGTATTTCATTTTGTGTTCATTATCCGTGGGGGATTTGGTTCTCCAAGTGGATACATAACCAATGTCCAAGTTAATGGTTCAACACTTGGATCTGGAATGAGTTCTACTGACGCTGATGGATCGTGGGCAATTAGTAATAATGGTGATCCATCTACATTTGATAAAATCACATGTGAACTGTTCCGTGATGTGAGTGCCCCTGGCAGTCCAACATCACGTTGGAGATTCATTGGACGCCGAATGACGTTCTAAAAAAGTATAAATAACACTGTAAAGAGGTTTCAAAAAGAATGAGTACCCTTAAAGTTGCATCTGTAAAAGATCTTGCGGGACAAGGTGGATTTTCCTTCTCTAGTGGATCTATCACTGCGAATGGAACACTGACTGTTTCCAACTTGCAAATTAATGGAAACATCACTGGTTCTTCGGGTCAGATTGTTCCGTCCCAGAGTGGACAAGGTGGTAAATATCTCACTACCGATGGTACTAACCTTGGATGGGGTACACTAGAAGCAGGTGGTGGTCCTATCTCCATCAATACCTATAATAACAGCACATCTTGGAACAAACCAACTGGTGTAAAACGTATTTGGGTTAAATGTACTGGTGGTGGCGGAGGTGGATCAGGTTATGGTGAATCTGGTGGTGCTGGTGCACACACTGAACAGATTATTGATGTTGCTAACATCAACTCTATCAACGTTAACGTTGGTGGTGCTGGTAACGGTGTAGGATATTCTTCTCGTGCTGGTAACGGTGGTAACTCATCGTTCGGCAGTTATTGTTCATCTGGTGGTGGACAGGGTGCTAACCGTCAACGTCAACATAATGGTGCACTGGGTGGTAGTCCTTCTCAGGGTGCTGTTCAGGTCTATGGTGGATCTGGTCACGGTCACACGAACTCACAACCAGGCATGATGTTCGGTGGATCATCCTTCTGGGGTGGTGCCTCACCAACTGCACACTATCAACAGCAGTGGGCACATAACTATCGTTCCCATGCAGCATGGGGTGCTGGTGGTTCCTCGGGTCGTAACTCCGAAAGAGGTGGCGATGGTCGCCAAGGTTACATCGTCGTTTACAACTTCAACTGATAAAGCAAATGAAAAGAGCACTAATTTCGTATCAAGGATTCCCTTCAGATATTGCAGAACCAGGTGAAGAGTTTGAAACTTATACTGGTCCTGGTTCTTCTTATCGTTGGGTAGATGCACCCGATGAAGTTTCATTAGATTGGAAACTTGAGTTCAACGAGTGGATTCCTAATCATGGTCACGTTGATGTATCACAAGCAAGACTTGTCGGTTATGGTGATAGCGGTTCACAACTTGCCAGACTATTTGATGACATCAAAGCAGGTCTATTTGGTGATGCACCAAAAGAAGGTAAGTTCTACAAAGCAATTCAATCTGTTAAGGATGAAGTGCTAGAGAAGTATGGTGAGACTCCTAAGCATCCTGAAACGGGTGAAGCATGGGATCCATATGATCCATGGGATCATGATGAAAGAATTCCTGCATGGATGACTAGAGAAGAAGCAGAGGCAGAATATGGTGATGAACTTACAAATGATGAAAAGTATAAGACCTATGTAGAATATGTTATTGAAAAAGGTGGTGAACCATGGGATGCTAACCAGCATCCTGTCCTACCAAGAGATGCGATGCCTGAATATAACTGACCCTTTGTAACTTTATAATGATTCGTAATGTAGTAATTGTAGGCGGCGGATCCGCTGGTTGGATGACTGCCGCTGCCTTTGCAAAAGTATTGCCAGAGTACAACGTAACTCTAATAGAATCCCCCGATGTTCCTGTAATAGGCGTCGGGGAATCTACTTTAGGGCAGATTAATCATTACATGCATATCCTCGGATTGAAAGATGAGGACTGGATGAAAGAATGCTGTGCCACATATAAGGTAGGTATTAGATTCACTAATTTTTATAAGAATGATGGTACATATTGGGACTATCCATTCGTTGATCCATCAGACGAGGCATTGCCAAATGGTCTGAAGACAATGAATTGGTTAGAAGATAAGTATCCTGATAAGTATAGACATCCCAATTGGTTTGCCCGTGCAGTTAACGGTAACACTTGGTTGATGGAGACTAATAGACTTGACCCAAATGAAATTTGGGGTAAATTTAATGGTGACTATTCATATCATCTTGATGCTATCAAATTTGGTCAATGGTTGAGAAAGAATATATGCCATGACGTAACACATATCAAAGCACATGTTGAGGATGCTAATGTCACAGACAAAGGAATCGAAAGTATTCGACTTGATAATGGTGATGAATTGTGTGCTGATCTATTTGTTGATTGCACTGGTTTCAAATCACTCCTCCTTGAAGGATACCTAGGAGTAGAACACGAATCATTTAGTCATATCCTACCTAATAATAATGCAATCGCATGTAGACTGAACCATGTGGATGTGCAGAACTTTACCAATGGTACTGGTTTGAAGAATGGATGGGTGTGGAACATACCATTATGGAATAGAACTGGTACTGGATATGTGTGGTCGGATAAGTTTACTGATAAGGAGAGTGCAGAGCAAGAATTTAGAGACCATATTGAGGAGACTCATGGTATCTCTCCAGGCAACTATCAGTTAAATCATATCAAGATCAAGAATGGTAAGCATACTAAGGCATGGCATAAGAATGTTGTTGCTGTTGGTTTATCGTATGGATTCGTTGAACCATTAGAGTCCACAGGTTTATTGACAGTACATCAACAGATCTTACGTCTAATGGGAGCATTGCAGACTAGAAATGGTCTAGTTGGTAGTATTGAGAAGTCAATGTTTAATAATATTGCTGATAGAGAGATAGATGGATTTGCTGATTTTGTTTCATGGCATTATGCATTCTCAATGCGTAGGGATACCGAATACTGGAGATATGTAACTGAGGATATTGATTATAGTAAGGGTCATGGTAATATGAACCATCCTCAAGATAATGGATTTGCACAACTAGCAGCATACAAATATATTGCTCATGACATTACTGACGAAATGGGTGGTAACCTATATGTTATTATGGGTAACAAATACTCATGTGTTCAAGGTATTGGTACTACGTTACTAGAGCAGAAGTATGGACCACCTGATGTTGAGCAATGGTCCGAACAGGTTGACAAACATATGAAGGATGCACTACAATACAGCATGTCACTCCCCACATCGGAGGAGTATTTGAGGCAGAGAATTTATGCTGAGACGTAAACCAATTCGTTTCTGGTCAACACATCCAGGTGTAAAGGATTGTCATCCAATATATCCTGCTGCCAATCTTAAGAGGGAGATGTCTAAATGTCCCTTTGCAAGTATTCAACGACATGCTGCTAAGTGTCCTGCACTGAAACAATATGGTGCTACAGGTTTTATTATTCCTGCACCATGTGATTTCATCATTGAAACTAATGGTGATGGTAAAACAGTCAACTGGAGAGCACCAACACTGCTTGATACAAGTGATGGATTTATTAGTTCACACGATGAAACACAAGCAAAAGCATCAGCACCACCACATAGTATGGATGTAGTAATAAAAATAGGTACAACATGGAGGTCTAGTACCCCCCACGACCTAATTTTTATTCAGTCACCCGTGCTATATAATGGTGAGGAGAGATTTACTGCTGCTACTGGTATACTTGACCCGTCAAAAGTTCCCCAACTAAACGCTCAATTGTATTGGCATGTATTGGAGGGTGAAACTCTAGTTAAAGCAGGTACACCTTTAGTTCAATTAATTCCAATTCTTCGTAAATCACTTAGAAAGTGGGATTATGTCATCGATGATGCAACACCTGAAGACTTAAAGTTTGAGGATGCTATCAACTACAGTATGAACTCACAGTTTGAACCATCTACACCAACTGTCCTTAATAACAATCAAAAGATTATAAAGAATCGCTATGTCTGAATCTATCACTGTTGATGATCTGTTCACAAACCTTGCAAACCAACATGCAGTAACGTATGAGAAATACATTGCTGCAAAAGCACAAACTGAAAGGTTTAATGCTAAACCACAGCAGCAAGGTAATACTACATTTGATCTTAGAGAAGTACAAAGTCTCCGCGATGAGTGTATCAAATTTGAAGGTGCGCTTGATGGTCTAAATCTATACTTCACTGAGGTATTGGGTGAAGAACCAAGAGAATATGTTGTGGTGCAAGAAAAATCGCAAGTTAAGGTTAGACTACCACTTAATAGACAAGAAGAGTTTGGTGACCTTGCTGATTGGAAACCTGAAGAAGATGCACCCAAAATTGATACTGGTGTGTGATGCAAGAAGAATATTTGTTTCCCACTCCTGTGTGGTGGTGTGATCTTGACATCAATTTAGATGAACTCTATGCATCCATTAAAGACATCCAGTATAACCACGACACACAAGTACGTTCAAACGTAGGTGGTTATCAATCACAAGACTTTGATGGGGAATATCTATTAACATGTGATGATGCTTTAGGTAATGTAGCAAGACAAGTGCAAGGATTTGCTGAAGAATGTTACGCTAGGTTTGGATCTGCTGCAACTAAAGTTAGACTTGCTAACTTGTGGATCAATGTAAACAATGGTCCAGATTACAACCAGGTACATACACATCCAGGTGCAGTATTGTCTGGTGCTTTTTATGTCAAGGCACCTGAAGATTCGGGTAGATTAGTATTTCATAGGGATCATGCATCTGCATTTAATTATGCATCTGTAGGTACAATGGAAGACTTTGCTATGGGTCAAGAGGATGCTGCTTTCATGTATAATCAATTCACATATCCACCTGTTGAAAATAGATTGATCATGTTCCCTGCATGGTTACCACATGGTGTGCAAACTGGTGAGAATATTGATGAACGTATTTCTATATCATTTAACCTCATACCCTATAAAGTTGATGATAAGGTTAAATATGGTAAACTAGAGCAGAAGCAACAGTATGCAATGTGATTTCCTATTTCCAACACCAGTTTGGCATGGTGATATTGATTTGAATGTAGATGCACTCAGTGCATTTGCATCTAATTATATGAATAACAATCCAATGGAATATGGTAGTTATGAATCCTATTATTGTGGTGCTGATAGTTATCGGGACAGTAAGTGTGTTATCGGTTCTTTTATACGTCAAGTGGAAGACATGGCACAAGATTGTTTTCAGGAATTTGGACCAATAAACACATACTGTGAGATGCGAGACTTCTGGTTCACAATCACACCACCAGGTCAATGTATAGGTGTTCATTCACATCCAGGTGCAGTATTGGGTGGAACAACATATCTTCAGGCACCTGAAGGTGCAGGTAGTTTGTCTATTCGTCGTAACTTATTAGAGTCGCATCAATATTTGTCACTGGGTGCATATACCAGTGGTAGTCAAGGTAACACACCAGTATCATTCACATCACATTCATATCCACCACAAGTGGGTAAAATTATTATGTTCCCTGGGTGGTGTCCACATAGTGTGGGACGTAATAACTCTGAAGAAGATAGAATGTCCCTATCATTTAATATGGGCGTCAAACATGGTCTGTATCCGAGGTTAAACAGTGTCAACGATTAATTACATTTCAGTTATACCTGATGACCATTATGAAGATTATCAGTCTCCTACATTTGCTGAAGACTTTGAAATAACACCTACCCCAGCATTTGCTGATGGTATGAAAACACATGATCATAAATCATGTCCAGCACACAAAGAATGGTGCAAAAATAGATGGACATTTTATATGCCATTCGATTTACATCTTAGAGCAATACCACAAGAAGGTAAGATGGTCGTCTCTGATAGTATCGAGAATAGTGAGTTTGGTAGATTGATAGAGATCAATGAGAACTGGTGGAATGAGGATTTACCTGAGTTACAAGTAAAATATAATACTCTATTCTGGACTGATATTAAGAGTGGAGTATGGATAGAATATACTGGACATCCTTCACTCGCTGCACATGGAATGACTGTCGTCCCAGGTACATTTCCAATCACAGCATGGATGAGAAGTTTACCTATTGGATTGGTACTTAATAGACTAAGTGAAGATCTATGGATCAAACGTGGCACACCATTGTTTCATGCACGTTTCTACGATAAGCGTGGATCTATATTCAAACTACGTCGTAAAGCACCACCAAAGGAGAAGATCGAATCTATCATACAAGATAAACGATTGAAGAATTTTATGCGGTTTGCATCATGGGATCTAATTAAGAAACGGGAGAGTAAATGTCCATTCAAAAATCTATTTTAGATCGACACCCATTTCTTATTGGTGACTATCCAGCAGTATATCCTTCTGGGTATAGTAATCCAGAACAACTTGTGCAATGGAAGGATGTTCAAACATGTCTCAACAATCCATGGTGGTATAATGTTGAGATGTTGAATAGTAGCAATATGAAGGTACCAATGCCTACGGTACCTGAACAATGGCATGAAAAGATGGTGCCCGAGAAGTCAGTTATATTTGATCTTGCTAATAGTAATAATACATTTGTTATTGGTAAGTATGGGCATCATAATCGTGCTGTAGAAGATCTTTTAGATGAGATAGAAGCACAGTTCTATGTTAATTGTGATGCACATGTGTATGGTGCACTAGGTGGTGCATCATCATTTAAGATACATTGGGATCAACCAGCGAACCTAATCATCCAGATTGAGGGTGAAACTGATTGGACAGTGTATAATGAGAGATGTAGCACACTCATCAAATATGATGGGTTTCCATATAACCCCACAGAGGATGAAGTGACACCTGCTATCCAGCATAAAATGTTGCCTGGTGATGTTCTATACATCCCTGCACGTAGTTATCATTGTGCACGTCCACATGATAGAAGGTTATCTCTTAGTATACCTATGTGGCACGATCCAGAGTATCAAAGTGACAGAAAAGAACATCAATTGATGTTATAATTAATGATCATGAACTCCTGACATACCACTTGACCGCTGCCCCATTAAATATAAAATAGGTATCTCTGGAGATTCCCCATGTTCCTCAAGACTGCACTACTAGACTCCGAAGAGCGTATTTTTCTCCGTCAAGCATTGTTTTGCTTGCAGAAGAAAATGTATGAGCGCCAAGGCGAATTATCCCCTCATCAAACAAATCTAATCAACTCTGTTGCTGACAAACTACATTTGAAACAATGACTGTATTCCCTTTATTCTCTTCTCCTGTATATGTTGAAACATATAATATTGAGGATGAAGACATCCAAGGTATTATTAATGAAGAGTATGAAGAGTATCCTAAAAGGAGAGATGGGGCACAATCAGTAAATACTCAGATCTTACAAAAGTATCCACGTTTGCATGCTATTTGTCAAGAACATGCAGAGAAGTTGTGCTATGATGTCCTGTCTATACAGGATAGAGTTACACCAAAGATTGTATGCTCATGGGTGAATAAGCATCGTCAAGATGAACGTGCTAATCGTCATGGTCACTCTAACAGTATGTTCACTGGATGTTTATATGTTCAGTGTTCACCTGACTGTGGTAATCTGATGTTTGAGGCATCATATAATCACTGCACATGGACAACTGGTATGATTGAACCACCAGTATATGAGGACACTATGCTTAACTCTAGAGTGTGGCAGATTGTACCTGAGCGTGGCATGATTGCTATGTTCCCTAATCATGTGGATCATCTAACTGGATATAATGAGTCCAATGATGACCGTTATAGTATTGGATTTAATATTATGCTTGAAGGTGACTTCAGCGAGAAAACTCGTGACCTTGTAATTGAAATTAAAAATGTCTGATTTCCCTGGATCTGGTGGTGCTCTATTTCCACTATTTTCTCAACCATTATATTGTTGTGGTGATAAACTAACAGATAGTATGGTTGATTACGTTATCAATCAAGAGTTCTATCCTGACCCTATGGCACACAATGGGCAGAACACAAAGAATCAGATGTTATTAGATGGATGCCCTGAAATGAAGGCATTAATAGAGAAACATCTGAATTTTTATGTGTATAACATTCTTAGCATTGATAGAAAATATGTGCTAAA